ATCTGTGGGAACTTTTGAATTTTCCTCTGACTTTTTTTGTCCATTCGGAACTAAAAGTGGTTTAGGTTTTATCAAACTGACCATCGTTATCCTCCTTTTGCAAGCTTTTTATATCTTGAAGCAGTGACTCAAGGCCACTGATCTTACCTCGACAATACATTAATTTGTCTATGGTATCAACCCCATATATAAGATGGTCTTTTTCTCTTTCAACCTGTTTTTTAATTATATTTTCTATGGCTTGTCTGGTTTGGTAATCTAAGATCACTTCTTACCATTTCTGAAAATTTGTGTACCCTTTATTCCAAAAATGCTCGCTACCACAAGAATCCACAGGTTTGTAAACCAAGAAGGAAGTGACTGAAAATATTCAAAAAACAATTTAACCTTCTCCATTGCTTCAGGGTCGTCTGACATGACTGCCCACATTAAAACTACTATCGGTGCAGAGATGATTATAAGTACAAATTCGTCCTTATAATCGTTTTGCCTTGCTTCCAGTAATTTGCCTTGATAGGCCTCCTCACCTCGGGCCATTTTTTCTGCATGCATCAGTTGGGCATCTGACATTGCCATTTTTGTTTTTTGTCTATTTGCGTATATCTTACTACCTGCTTGTAATGCTATTTTTGCTAAACTAAACCACGCCATTATAAATCTCCAAAGTTTTTTAATTCTTCTTTTTTCTCTTTAGCATGACAAATCTTGGATATCAACTTATCAACTTCCTCTATATGCTGGGGATGTTCACCTATTCCGACTGGATTGGTAAGGTATATTTTTATTGTAGCATCGCTATGGGCTATTTCAGCGTCATATTTTTTGTCTAAAGCTTCTAATATTGCTTTTGCGAAACTCATTTTACACCAATAAATTTA